ATAAGAGCCTTGACCATCTCTGACTGATCTGAGGGTAGATGTATTAAGTTATCTCGGTGATGCTTGCCATCGGCCTGTTTAGTCCCGAAGAGGGTAGACATAGATGCAACGCCGAAGCCTGAGTCCCACTTGTTGTTACCAGTCTGGTGTTCACGTAGGATGACACCACGACTAGCCAAGTGTTGCTTGATACCTTCGTCTTGAGTTAGGAACGCCTGAAAAGCATTCTTCTCAATGATCCACTCGGCAGGACTATAAAGAGCAGTCCAGTTAATAATAATGTCACGAATCTGTTGCGGTGACGGCTTGGTAATTTTAATCGCATCAAGGATGTACCTTTTAGAAGTATTACGGTCAATGGCATAAGCGATAGCGGCGGTATCTCCGACAATGGCCGGGTCCATACCACAGACAATGCTGAAGCCTTGTAGGTTCTGCGGATGTCCTGGGTAGCCTGGCTCTAATCGGCCAGCCTTACGCATACCGTCAATAGATCCCTTGACACATACTGGGTCAAAGGCTGCGTTCTCGGATATATCCTGTTGCTGATATACCAAGGCCCACGTACTAGCATCCATAGCTTGGCGCTCGTTGTACAAGTTACGACCAGACCAGCGAGGATAGAGACCGTTCTCATCCTTATCGGATTCGTTCTGTCCATCAAAGGGCATATCTGACTTTGGCCACAAGGTGACCCACTTATCAGGGTCTTCATCTGCTTCAAGCAGGGCTGGCATAGCCAGATATGTCCAAGGTACTTGACCGCCTGGGTAGCGATCTTCGGAGCGAAGCTCACGATATAGGTCAACGGAAGCGACTCGCGTTCCAATAACAATCAATTTACCCGTAGGGTTAAGGCGAGAACGAACGTCCTGAGTAAGCCAACGTATCTGCTTCTCAAACTCGTTAGCGTTCTTGAGAGTCACCGCGTCGTCCACGATGATCATATCTGCACGCTTACCGTAGATCTGACCGCCGATACCGACGGCTTCGATATTCGGGTCCTTTTCAGAAGACTCACGGAGTTCATCACCGAAGGTGACGCGGGTTGCTGCCCACGTAGCAGATTTACTATTAAAGCCGACACCGGCAGCGTAAGCCTGCTGGAAGGTCTCATACTGAGGATGGGTCAGTCTCTGCTTGATAGCGTAGAGGAAGTCTGCCGCTAGCTGCTGGGTCTGAGATACAATCAGTACTCGGAAGTTCGGATTCTGAGCCACCTTCATAGTCACATACTCCACCGTGATGGACATTGACTTGGCGTGGTTCGGAGGGATGTTGATAAGGATACGGTTGCCGTTAAGGCCCTTCTCATACTTCATACTAGGATGGAGCCAGCTAGGCTCACGTCCTTCAATCACATCTACTAGGTTCTGCTGGTGTTCAAAGACCTTGTGGTTCATATAGCGCTCACAGAACTCGGCGTAGCTCAGGTCGTGAGCATCGGCTTCTGCAAAGTTCTTGGTCTTAAGGCCGAGACGGGTACGGTCTGCCTTGTCAGCGAAAGCCTTATCGGATCTGCGGTAGTACTCGTAGGTCTTACCGGATTTGCCAGCTGCGGCGCAAGCCGCCTCCACTGTCATACCTTCTGCCATAGCAGAGAGGATAATTCTCTTGGCTATATCAGCACTGTTCTCCGACATTTAATGTCTCCTTAAAATTATGCCAGACCTTGATAACAGTCAAGGACGCGGCCTGGTGTATCTGGCTTTCCCATAGGTTTGCACCTATACCTTCGAAAAGGTAGGGGACGAGTATTTGGCGGAGACGGGCCGAAATCGGATTTTGATTTTTATACTAGGCTTAGTATGCGATTTTTAAGAGCATACAAATACTAGGCAGTGAGTGATCTACCTATAGATACAACTATCCCACTTACAGTAGGCCGTTAGGCCTGTCGGGCTTAGCGCCCGAACGAGCCACAGCGAAGTGAGGGGTAAGTTGGTGCTCGGCCTAGGGGGCCTCGCCAAGAGGCCAACCGTGTCGGAAACTGGACCATTCCCCATTTTCCTCCCCTATATAGTATCAGGCGAGAAATTTTACCCCACTTCTCGCTTTGTGCTCTGTGAGTTGTATCACATATAATAATAGTAGGTAAAACCGCTGGTCAAAGCCATATTGATCCGTTCGACTTTAGCAAAAATATTTTTCTGGGGAGTATATATCCCCGCGCCACAAAAGTTTAACACAGGGGGTCACGGTTTCTGCGTACCCTCACGGTTTGGTTGAGGGTTAGACATTCCCAGGGGAATTGTTTACCGTAGTGTTTGCAGAATTTTACAGAGAATAAGAGGGCGGACAGTACCCTCGGCACTATTTACGCAACGTTATCGTGACTTAATACGCCTAGACACTACGCGCCCTAACTGTCTGCCCATTACCAACCGGCCAACCCGCAACCCAACCGGCCACCTACCCAACCGGCTACCGGGCCAACCCTCACCCGTCTAGCTATCTCCCGGCCATTACCGGGCAACTACCCAACCCCGGCCATTACCCCAACCGATAGCCGATCAGATCAAAGCCAGATCAGAGCCAGATCACCGGCCACCGGCTACCCTTGCGACGCCTAGAAAATAAATAACAAAATAGTGTTGCGCTATATGGTAGAGAGTGCTACTTTTCTACTAGTGGCAACCAACCAACCCGCCACAGCAAAGAGGATAAAGTGAACGCATACAAGACACCAACAGGACGCCACCGCGTCGCTGTAATCATTGACGCTCTTGAAATAGCTGTGAATCATTACGAATATGAGGCCAACTACGAAAGAGCCGAAGAATTGCAACTACTTATTAACGAGATGAAAGAGGCTAACTAAGATGACTACAACAACTAACCCAACCTGTGCAGACCGTATCGCCTCAGAATTGGCAGACCGCGAGGAACAGATTCGCCAGATGCTAGAGCAGGCCGAAGATTCCGAATACTACGGAGATGAAGAGTCTATCTACGAGCTAGCTCTCTCTGTTGATACCGCCAGAGTAACTACTATCTGCCTCTCATATGGTGGCCCTGCCGATTACTTAGAGATTACTCACGACACAGACAGAATCTCTAAAATGGTCTACCGCTTTTCTGATTGGTTTGATACAGCTACAGAATCTGTAGACCGTGACTCTTACCTGTGGCAATATGGCGTGATGATGTTAGAGGGAATGGGAGAATAACCAGACCGAAACGCCGGGAGGCGTCCTACCGTGAGGCGGTAGCTGATGAGGTCAGACTACGAAAGAGGGAGACAATGAGCGAGAACACAATCGAAAGCAACCGCGAGCATTGGGCAAAGATAGCCAATAAGCACGGTTGGTATAAAGAGCCATTCTATGTGCAAGTCTGGGTCAATGAGGAGGGAGAGATAACGGACTCCGTATCCTTTGGCGGTATGACTCACGACATAATTGTTAAAGAGGTGCGCACCGTCTGTGATACCTGTGACCAACTGCACTACGAGGACGATTCTTGCGAGTTTGAGGGAGAGGGTGAGAACTAATGGAGGACGATTTCAATTTCGGCCTGGTGGCTTTTGTCCTCCCGTTGGTAGTGCTCTACATCTGGTCAATCATTGAAGAAAAGAGAGGGGGCAAGCGATGACCATAACACGCCATAGCGAGGGAATAGAGGTCTCAGACATAATCGGGGGCTATCGGGTAAGCAAGCTCTACATTGGCTACACGGTGAGGGAGGCTAAGGCACTCTTTCGGGATACATACGGGAGAGGGTGAGGGCTAACGGATCGAATTAGATGTGAACTATCCTCCCCTACCGGTTGGGGTGGGGGAGGGTGGTCTGCACCTAACGGGCAGAACTAACCTATGAAAGAGGGAGACAGCGAATGAAAGAGAATCGGATCAAGTTGCACACATATTTTAAGGATATGCA